GTCGAGCATGTCGAGGAGTTCACTCATCGTTATCCGCCGCCAGTCGTTTCGCGTTGATGGCTTGGAGGAACTTGACCTCGTCCGCGGTGAGCGTCTTCAAGAAGTCCGCCTCGTCGCGCTTCGCCTTGTGCTCGTCGAGGGCGACGGTGTCGCGGTCGCCCCACTCGTCGGGGAACTGCCGAGCGAGGAGTCGCTCGTTCGCGCGTAGCGCCTGCGGGGATTCGCCTTCCGCGATGCGCTCGATGTTCTCCGCCCACTTCGACTTGTGGAGGTTGCGCGACTGCGCGACTTCGAGGGCGAAGTGCGAGTAGTCGGGGTGCCCTCCGCGCCCGAGGGAAATCCAGCGCGTGAGGGTCGAGTAGGCGATGCCGCACTGCGCGGCGACGGTTTGAATCGACGCCTCGTTCTTGAACGCCTTCACGATAAGGGCGTGCGTGTGCGCGGTGAGACCGCACGGTCGACCCCTTTTCAGGGGGGCCGACTTGCCCGTCTTCACGTCCGTCGCGGTTCCTATGATGTCGTCCTTCATCGGGAGAAGTTGTCGGAGTCCGCGTGTACCGTCCGCCCCTTCGCGTTCGCGGAGTTGTTGCCGATGACGCCTTCGCCGTTCGAGATGTAGAGTTGTTCGCCGTAGGCGCCCGAGCCCGTCGAGTCCCATCCGGGGGAGAAGCGGAGCGCGCCCTGCGCCCACTTGGTCGGGCACTTCGTCACGGTCCTGCCGTCGGCGTAGAACTTCGCGCGCGCGACGTCACGCCACGAGGTCGCGGGTTGCATGTCGGGGAGTGCGCTCTTCTCCTCTTCGGTGAAGGGCTCGTTGCGGGTTGCGAGGATGTCGCGGCTCGTGGTCTTCTTGAACTTATACATGGGGTGCTCCTTGGTTGTTGGTTTTGAGGAGACGGTCGGAGACCGTCGTCGGGGTAGCTTGCTCGCGGAGGTAGCGCGCGCAGTGCTGCGGGAGGAAGACGGTCGACGGTTTTCCGTCGGCCATATACTCGACCGCAGTGTAGAGGAAGGCACACAAGTCGCGCACGTTCTCCGGGGGTAGCCCGTGGTCGTCGAGGACGAAGGGAAAGTGATGCTGCGCGAGGGCGAGGATGTCGGCGTTGACTTCCTCGTCGTCGGGGAACACGACGTAGCCGCGCCCACTGCGAGCCTTGCGAGCCTCGCCGAGGACGAGGTCGCATTTCGTGTCTTGCCAACAAGCCCACGCATCGAGCGAGCCACACGCACACGCGCGGGGCTTGTCCGAATCGCGGACGGGTTCCGCGTCGAAGAACTTGTCGAGGCGAATGGTCTCGACGGTGGTCGAGTCGTCGCCCTTCGTGTAGCCGTTACGTCGCTCGGTCTCGAAGGAGCCGGGGTCGGTCGCGTCCCACATGGCGTCGAAGACTTTGCACATTAGTTGTCGCTCCCCTGCGGAACGACCGAGGAGTAGACCTCGCGCTCGTTGCGTGCTTCGTCTTCGAACTCGTGGCGGATGTCCGCCGCGTCGAGGGTGACGGTCTCGCCCGTGCGTCGCGCGCGAATCTTGCGCCATTCGACGCCGCCTGCTTCGGGTCCTGCGATGGAGTTGCTTTTGCTTGTCATGATGTGGTCCTTGGTTTGGGGTTGGGTCTCAGCAAACGCCGCGAGGCGCGAACTTGTACTCGTCTGAAAAGTCTACCATGCCGAAGGCGTTGCCGCCCGTGAACTGATAGAAGGCGAGCCACTTCGCCGTCGAGGGCGAAAAGGCGTGGGTTTCAATCCAGTAGACCCACAATCCCTCGTAGTCGAGGTCGTTGCCGAGGGTCTTGGGGGCTTCGTTCTTCGTCGTCATCGTGTTCTCCACTCCTTACATGGCACGAGTCCACCCCCTTCGGGGGTTTCCTCAATGCTTTCAAATGGTTGACTCCGTGATGGGGAGGACGACGCGACGGGTGTCTTCGTCATCGTCGGCTCGGATGGCGTCGTAGAGGGCGAGGAACTCGAAGGTCTCCTCGGGGGTGAGACCGCACTCCGAGAGGATGGCGCGGTCGCAGGGGCAGTCCAAGTCGAGCTTGATGCCTGCGTCGTCGATGGCGTCGCGGACCTTCCACGCGAGTTCGTAGTATCGTTCGGTTCTCATGGTGCAAGCCTTTCGAGGTGGATGGGTTGGAACTGGATTGTATAGCCTCGCCCCTGCGGGGCGAACTCGAAGTCGACTTCGAAGACGACGCCGATGATGCCGAAGGCATCGTAGAACTTGCGGGTCACGACTCGCCCCTCGTCGCCAAGGTGCTCCCCGACGAGGACCTTGACGCGGTCGCCGACGGAGATGTCGCAGGTGTGGACGTCGGAGGTCATCGGAAGTCGCCCGCCGCGATGACCGCGTTCTCGTACTCGTCGAGCGCCCGGTAGACGTCGCCGAGACGGTTGAAGGGGGGCACGGTGCGAAGGTCCTCGACCGCGTTCACGAGGGCGCGGAGCGTGAAGTCGCGCTCGTCCTTCGTGGTCGGGGGCGAGAAGACGCGGAGGGTGTCGCCCTGCGCGACGTCCTTCGCGAAGCCGAGGCTCCTCGTGTAGTCGGTCTTGTCGTTGTCCTTGAAGTTTTTCATCGTCGTCTCCTTGTCCTATATCCTAGCTGGAATGGTTTGCGGTTGTCAAGTCGACCCACTTCTTGAAGCCGAAGCGGGGGGTGATGGTGAACTGCCGATTGCGCCCGAAGGCTTCGGTCACGCCCGCGCCCGCGTAGCCCTTCGCCTTCGCCGCCGCCTTGATTGCCTTGTGCGCCTCGGTGAGCGCCGTCTCGTAGAGGAAGAACTCCCCGTCGAGTTCGACCTCGTAGCCCGGCTCGCAGGCGCGGACCTTGACGATGGTGAACTCGTGGGTCCGCTCGACTCGGTCGACGCCTATCACGACGCCCTCCGAAACGAGACGCCGATGGTGTCGAGGGTGTCGACGACCGCGTCCTCGTGAGCCGAGGCGAAGTGGAAGGTGCCGTCGAGGATGACGGAGTAGAACCACACGCACTTCGAGTTGACGGTCTCCTCGTGGTAGGTCACGACGGCGAGCCCGTGGGGGGTGGCGAGCGCGACGGGTCCCGATTGCTCGGCATCGTCGAGGACGGTTAGAAGGTGTTCGCGGTTTGTCATGGTGTGCTCCTTGGTTGAAGTAGACCCCCCGAGGGGGGTCGGTCAAGTTTAGATTTCGAGGGTGCGGAGGATGGCCTGCTTCTCGGAGACGACGAAGGTGTCGCGCTCCTTGCCGTAGGGCTCGACCGTGAGTTCGTACTCGTTGCCGCGTTCGTCGGTGTGCCATGCGTCGAGACCGACGACCTCCGCGACGTGCGCGCCGTAGTAGATGACGTCGCCGCATCGGACGTCCGACGGGTGAACCTCTTCGCAGTCGACGTCGTAGTCGCCCGCATACTCGGTGATGGTCTCGCGGAGACGGTGCGGGTCGCTCGCCTCGTCGAGTTGCTCGATGAGTTCGGCGATGAGTTGCGCCTCGGCGGAGTCGGTGGGGAACTTGTTCTCGAAGACCGAGAGTTCGCCGCGTGCGTCTTGGAGGATTGCCTCGGTGCGTTCGATTGTTTTGTTTAGTTCGTTCATCGTCTTCTCCTATATCTACAGGGTAGCAGTTGAAATCTACAATGTCAAATCGCGTCGGTGTCGTAGAGGTCGACGAGAACGTCGAGGATGGCGCAGTCGTTCCCGCGCGCGCACGAGTTCGTCGGTGTCGCCGAAGCGCACTTCGTACTCGTCGACGTCGGCGAGGTAGCGGACCTCGATGTCGCCGTAGGCTGCGTGGTTGATGGTGACGAGCCCGAGCGTCTCGGCTGCGGCGAGGTCGCCTTCGGCTTCGTCGCGGGTCGTGATGGTTTCGATTTCGATGATGTTCATGTTAGTCGTTCCCGTGGTGGTGGAGCATGTGACACTCGTCGCCGCAGAAGTAGTCGGCGTCGAAGTCGATGTCGTTGTGATACTCGACGATGGTCGCGTCCGCCATCGGGTCAACGTCGGCGCCGCACTTGGGGCACTCTTGAATCTCCGAGAGGTTTGGGTTCGTCGTCATGTCTATATCCTGCTACCTAACGAGTCCCCGCGCAAGGGGGGTTGTTTAGTTTAGGGCAAAAAAAATCCCAAGTGACCGAAATCACTTAGGAAAAAAATGGTCGGGAGGAGCGACGTCGAGCCGCTCCTCCCTCCCTCCGACGTCAAGCGTCGGGTGCCGATAGCCCTCCGAGGGGAGAGCGAACTAGTTGAACTTGTCGTCCGCCTTCTTGTCTGCGTCGGCCTTCGCCTTCGCGGAGTCGGTCGGCTCGGACGGTCCGCCGAGGATGTCGTCCGCGCGCTTCGGTGGGTTCTTCCGATTCGCGAAGAGGTTCGAGACGAGCCCGAGTAGGGCGGGGATGGCTTGCAGTAGTGCGCCGAAGTTCATGGTGCTATGCTCCCACGGTACAGGCGAAGGAGCCCGTGCCGAAAAGGTTGTCGATGTATTCGAGCCCGTGGTCGAGTGCGGGTGCGCGGACGTCGAGTTCGGTTAGGAGTGCTTGGAGTTCCGCGAGCGCCTGCGCGAAACATGCCGCGGCGCCGAGGAGGTTGTTCTGCCCGTTGGGGCTTCCGGCTTCCCAAGTGTCGAGGGAGTTCTCGACGATGAGGAGGGAGTGCTTCATCGTGACGACTGCGGCGACGGTCTTGTCCCATCGTCGCAACTTGTTCCGATAGCAAGTTCGAGTTTCGCAGGCGACGAGTGCCGCGTCCGCTTCGGTGCGGTAGAGGGTGGCGACCTCCGCGTCGACGAGGTCGACGGTCATGGCTGCGACCTCGACCGCCTTGCGTGCCGCGTTGAGTGCGCGGGTCTCGCGCGGGCATCCCGACGCCGCGATGACGCAGGCGGCGAGGACGGAGAAGAGGAAGATTTTCGCGTTCATGTTACTCGCCGCCCATCTTGTCGATGGCGTCTTCGACCTCGTCGCCGTGGTCGGCGATGAACTCGTCGTCCTTGGTCGACTTCGTGAAGGGTGCGACGAACTTGAAGAACGCCCATCCGCCGCCGAGTAGTGCGGCGAGTGCGGCGAGTGCCGCGGGGATGTGTTCGATGACTGCGTTGATGTCCATGAGGTTCCTTATGCGAGGGGGATGGGGTCGCCGGAGTAGAGGACGAGGAAGGTCGTCTTGCTCTCGATGACGGGGGAGTAGATGTCGAAGGCGTCGGAGACGCCGATGAAGAGACCGTTGCCGATGACGACTTGGTCGAGGATGGGGGGAGAGGTGAAGACGGAGTCCGCGCGCGGGGGGAGGTGGATGCGTCCGACCGGCTGCGTGCCGGGGGGCGGTGCTTGGTCCCAGTCGAAGACGAAGAGCCATCGAGGTTGAACGTGCGAGTTGTGCGCGAGGATGTAGTAGACGTGGTTGACTTCTCGAACCGAGAGGAGGACCGAGTCCTCCGCCGTCTCCGAGATGTAGACGGTGATGGCGTTGCGATTGTAGACGGTGGGCATAGCTTTCCTTGTCCGCGGTCCTTATGGGTTGCGGGTTGGTTCAAGAGAAGCTATAGGGTGGGGTCCTGTTAGGAGAGAGAAGCGAGAAGCGAGGAGACGCTCTCGAAGTGCGCCGCGCCCGAGATGTGCGTGCGGGTGCGGATGGCGGAGCAATCGAAATCGCAGTAGGCGCGACCGAGTATTCCGAAGGAGGTGAGACCGACGAGGCGCCCGTGCTTATTCATCACGGGGCCGCCCGAGTTGCCGCCGATGGAGCCCGCGTCGTGCTGCATCCACACCATCGAGGGGAAGAGCCCGTCGAGTCGGCGAGGGTGCGAGACGATGCCGCGGGTGAGCGAGTAGTCGAGGAAGCCCTGCGAGTGCCCGAGGACGAAGACCTCGGCGCCGTAGCCGGGGGCCTTGCGCGCGAGGGGGATGCCCTTGCCGAGCTTCGTGCCGTCCGTGGTCTTCAACGCTGCGACGTCCTGCGTGGCGTCTACGGCGACGACGCGGAGGAGGAGGTGCTCGCCCGCGTGCGTCCGTGCGTGGACGTAGAAGGCATCGTCGACGCAGTGAGCCGCCGTTACGACGTAGCCCTCCGAGACGAACGCGGAGCAGAAGACGCGACCGTTCGCCGTGGTGAGCGAGAGGGTCGAGTCGAGCGCCCGGTCCATCGAGGAGCGGGGTCGCGCTTCGACGGTGGTCGCCGTCGCGCACGATGCGGCGAGGGCGAAGAGTAGCGGAAGGATGAATCGTTTCATGGGCTCCTTAGATGAAGTTGATGAGAAGGTTCGCCGCCGTTACTGCGACCGAGAGAATGGTCCCGATGAGTGCGGTGCGTGTGTTGATGGTCGTCTTGTGGATGACGAAGTCGACGCGGAGGTCCTCGAAGGCTCGGTGTTGGTCCTTTGCAATCGCCTCAAGTTGTTCGAGACGGTGAATAAGCATAAGTTCGAAGCGTGAAAAATCATGTTCGTCGTTCATGAACTCCTCGTGTGCTCTTGACTGAGTCTAACGTGCGTCGCGTTTCGCGGACAAGGCACTCCATCTCGGCTTGAATGGTTGCGAACTTGTCGAGTATAGCCGCCTGCGCTTCGGTGAGCGGTGGCGTCGTGTCCGGTGTCTTCTTGGAGGTCATGGCACTAGACCCCCGGACCGTAGACGGAGACGACTAGTTCGTCGAAGGAGCCGTGCGTGAAGATGAGCTTGCCTTGCCCGCCTTCCCACGTTGCGTCGGAGTCCCAGTAGTTCGAGGGTAGCATACTCCACTTGCCGAGCCGTGCCATCGTGAAGCTAGTCCTCGAATAGGCGGGGGAGACGAACGCAAGGCACTCGCCGGTCGACTTCTCGTAGGCGAGCGTCAACTCCGGGGTCACGAACATCGCGTAGACGTCGAGCCCGGTGTTCTCCCAGTGTTGGCCGGTCTCCGAGAAGTAGAGGTCCTCCGACACGGTGGTCGCGATGAAGAGTTCAAGGGTCGCGCTCCATGCGGTTTGTATTAGGTAGGCTGCGGGGTCGGTGATGGTCGACGACCATGTTCCGTCGGCGTCCGAGGCGAAGTAGTTCTCGGTCGAGAGGTCGGTCGTCACGCATCCGCCGCCCGCGGGGGTGATACTTATCGAGACGATGCGGTTCGAGACGCCGCCGCCGATGGCGTTCGTCCATGTGGTTCCGTCGCTCGACTTTTCAATCCAGCCGAAGCCGGTGCCCGTGTCTTCGCCCACTGCGAACCACTGCCCGGAGACGGCGTCGTAGACGAGGTCGGTCACTTCGTCGATGTTATTGAACGTCGAGGTCGGCGAGACGGGGATGTCGGAGATGGAGTTGCTCGTCGAGAGGTGGAAGCCGTCGTCGAGCGCGATGCCGACGTAGGTGCCATTCGACCGAAGCGGGGTCATGAGATGGTCGGCGGTGCATGTGCGAACGACTGCGACGCTCCACGTCCCATCGAGCCCGGTCGGGGAGGAGTATAGTTCGGCGTTGCCCGAGCGGTAGGTCGCGAAGTACCACATATCCGCGAGGGGGTCGTAGGTCATGTGGGTAGCGGTGAGCGCCGACGCGCCGAAGGTCTCGGTCAACTCTTGGTCGACGTTCGCGTAGGCTATGTCGGCTGCGTTTAGTTCGTAGTTGAACTTCGACCATGCCGCGAGGTTGTTTAGGATGTAGTTCGTCGAGGCGTTGAAGTCGGTCTTCTCGCCGACGACGTGCCCGAGCGAGGGCGAAGCCGGGATAGTCTTGTCCGCGCCGCCGTCCGTCGCCCACTCTGCGACGTGCGTCGGGGGAGTGATGGGGTCGTTGATTGCCATTATGATGCTCCGTAGCGCGCGATGGCGAGGTAGTTGGTAAGAGGGGTCGTAGGTGTAGAGGAGCTTGCCTTGCCCGCCTTGAATCTCGCAGAGTTTGAAGGTCGCGTTGATGACGGGGATGTCCTCCCCCGACATGGCGCCGAGGATGGTGTAGCCGTGATAGGATTGCTTCGGGTGCATCACGAAGACGTTGTCGGTCGTGTCGATGAGCCATGTGAACTCGGCGGTCGTGAAGATGTATTGCACTTGGTAGCCGGTGTCGGTCCACGTCACGCCGTCGGGTGTCGACCATAGGTTGTCCGAGATGTCGGTGCACAAGAACCTTTTGAGGGAGGGCGCCCAAATCGCGCGGTCGACTCGTGCGCTCGGGGAGACGGTTGCCGAGACCCACGAGACCGAGTTCGTCGAGACCTGCATCCCGTTCGCTTGGTCGTTGCCTGCGACGGAGATGCCGGTGTCGGGGTCAATCGCGAGGCTCATCACCTCGTCGTTTGTGTCGGTGTCCTTGATTGTCCAAGTCCCCGCGGGGTCGGTCGCGGTTGCGATGTGGCCGTCGACCCCGGCTCCCAAGCCAACGCAAATCCACAACTTCTCGATGGGGTCGTAGGCGAGTTCGTTGATAGTCGTGAGGGTCGCGACGTCGACGCCGACGATGTTCATGTTCGCGATGGTGTTATCGGTCGAGACATAAACCTTGTCTTCGACGCCTACCACGAGTTGACCGCCGCCGACGACGGGGCGAGTCACGGGTGTAGAGAAGCCGACGTCCGTGTTGAGCGGAGCCGGTAGTTCGTTCCAAGTGATGCCGTCCTCGGAGTCGTAGACGTAGACCTCGTAGGGGGCGCCGATGCCGTCGCGAAGAACGGCGTACCATCTATTCACGACCTCGTCGTAGCGGAGGTAGAAGCCCGCGTTGTCGTCGTGCAAGGGGGTCGCGCCGGTTCGGTCGATGTTCCCGAAGGCGATGCGCCCGGCGAGAACCTGCGAGGCGAAGGAGCCCCACCCCGCCGCGGAGTGCATCACGTAGTTGAAGTGCGCGGGGGCGGGTGCGTCGCCGACGGTCCATCCGTCCGCGTTCAAGGTTGTGCCGGGGTCCGCCGAAAGTGCTTCGGTGTTCGTCGCCCATTCGAGGAGCTTGTCGGGGGGAGTGATTGCCATTATGCCGTGCCTGCGAGGGAGCCGTTCTCGGTGCCATAAGTGGCACTCGACTCGGTGGTCTCCGCACTAGCGGAGAACTTGAAGACGTTCGCGTCGTCGCTCTCGGTGAGCGAGTAGACGTAGTGGACCTCGGTGCCCGCGGGGGCCGCACGGCGAAGGAGTGCCGCCGAGATAGCTTGGTCGGCGACGGTGCCCGAGACGGCGTGGTCGATGACGCGGACGAAGGAGGTCTTCGGGAAGAACTCGTAGTAGGCGACGTTCGTCGACGAGGGTGCCGCGGTGAGGAGTTGAATCACGCGGACGAGGTCATACCATGTTCCGATGCTCGTGAGGATTGCAATCTCCGCGCGTAGCCGGAGACGGTAGGGTTCGTCGGTGAGCCCGCTGCGAGGAACGAGGAAGATTTGCCCGATGCGGTCGAGCCGGTCTTCCGTGGCGGTCTCGATGTCCCACTGCGAGTAGAGAGGAAACGCTGCGTCTTCGAGTTCTTGGGCTCGGTCGACGTAGGCTGCGACGAGGGCTTCGGTCTTCGCGCCGCCTTGAAGCGTGGTAAGTAGGCGGTCGAGTCCCTCGGAGGTGTAGTCGGTTTTGTTCGTGCTCATGCTTTAGACAATCGTGATGTCGCAGTCGGTCGCTGCGTCGAGGGTTGCGATTTGACGTTCAGTGATGACGAGGGGGTCGGTGGTCGAGGTCGGGGTGATGTCGTCGACCTCGACGGTGGAGGGGATGACGTTCGTGATGCCTGCGACCGTCATCGCTTGCTCGATTATCATCGCGGCGTAGACGTCCTCGCCGAGGGTGAGGTCCGAGAGTGCCCACGCCGAGAGAACCGTGTGAACTGCGAGCTTCGCCGCTGCGTCGTCTGCGAAGACTTCCGAGTCGTAGGACATGCTCATCTCGATGTAGAGGCGAACGTCCGCGGCGGTCGAGTAGTTGATGGTGTGGTTGTTTCCCGCGGAGTCTTCCGCGACGCCGGAGGTGCCGCCGTAGGTCTCGGTGCCCGCGGGCTTCCCAGTCCAGATAGCGTCGACGACGTCTTGCGCCGCCCATGCCGGAGCCGTCTGCGAGTGAACCAAGCACTCGACGGCATACGGGGGGACGCCGTTCGCGTCGGTGTAGGCGGTCGGGTTCTCGAAGACGAACGCCGCGTCGACGCCTGCGACAAGGAGAAGGTCGGAGCGCATCGCCTCGGCGGTCGCCGAGCCGGGTCGTGCTATCTCCGCCTCGCGTCGGGTGCGGAGGTCCGCGTCGGTCTCTTCATCGGAGCCGAGGGTCGAGTCGCCGTAGGCGACGGTCTCGACTGCGGTGATGCCGGTCGGGGGGTTGGGCATCGTGAGGTTTTCGCCCTCGGACGTGAGGACGTAGGACGAGGAGCCGGGGGTCACGGTCTCGGTTGCGATGTTCGCGAACGTGGTCGTCAAGGTCGTCTCGACGGTCGTGCGGAAGACGGAGCCGGGGCGACCGTTGGGGTAGTACTCGGTGTGCAGGGGAACGACGTCGTCGATGGCGCCGAAGAAGCGTGCGGTGTGCGTGCCGCGTGTCGCGACCTCGCGGATGGTTCCGGTGAGCGCGCAGATATAACTCAACGCCTGCCCGGTCGCCGTGTCGACGTAGCCGCCTTGGTAGAGGTCTTCGAGGAGTTCCCAAAGTTCCGCGAGCGCCGCCGCGTAGATGGCGTTGAGTTGCCCGATGAGTGCGTCCGCTTCCGTGTTCAACGTCGGCGAGATGTTCGCGAGTTCGTCGGCGACGATTGACGCGAGGAGCGTTTCAAGGGTTTCGATTGTGATGCCGGTAGCGGTCAAGCCTGCCATGTTATAGCTCCAAGACGAATGGGTCGTAGGTGAGGGTCCCGCCGTCGAGCATCGTCGCGACGAAGGTGATGTTTAGGGTGCGGGTCGGTGCGTCGATGACGACGTCCATGAAGTCGACCGACTCGATGCCGGGGGTCGTTCGAACTGCTTCGGAGAAGATGCTGCGGAGGAGCCGCGTGTTCGGGTTCTTCGTGAAGACCTCGCGGAAGAACGGGATGCCTTGCCTCGTGTCGAGGAAGTGTTCGCCGAGGAAGAACTTCAAGCGGAGCCGGAGTTGTTGGTCGATTGCTTCTTCACCTTCCGCGAGGACTAGAGTATTGTTGCGGATGGTGAGGTCGGGTTGTTGCCCGACGAAGGAGAGATGAAGGTCGGTCATTTGATTCTCGCGTAACTCGCGCCGGAGCCGTCGAGGGCTGCGTCGCCGTAGGTTGATTCGCCGGGGGCGAGGTTGTCGGGGGCGAAGGAGGTGGGGTTGAAGTCGTCGGTGCCCGTTCCGAAGTCGTCGGGGTAGCTTACAGGCCCCTCGGAGGTGCCGGTCATGCCGAGACGCCGCCGAGCTTGAAACGCCCACACGGGGTCGATGGCGTCCGCGAGCGCGTCGAGGAGTTCGATGTCGACCTCGTTGTCTTGGAGGACCGCCTGCGCGCGTGCGTTGCCTTCCGCGCAGAAGTCTAGCTCCATGAGGGTTCGAGCCGAGACCTTCGCCGGGGGCGGGTCTCTTAGGGGGTCTCGTCGGCCCACGGTGCCAACTCCCACGCAGCCGCCGCCTCTAGCGTACACGCTACGACCCCTGAGACGCCATATAAGGTCAAGGAGGGAACTGCCGGTCCGATTCTACATGCGGGTCCGGGGCCGCCGCTAGCGAGCCCCAGGAAGCCTCGAACGCCCATGTCCCAGTAGACCGCGTTGCGTGCCGACTGTAGGGTGATGTGTGCCGGTGATGCGTCGTCGCCGGGGGTTGCGAGGTAGCCGAAGAAGACTCCGCGCGCGTGGGTCGTGATGAGGACGGGGTCCATGTTACTCTACTTTCGTTTTTGTCGAGGCGACCGAGGTCGCCGTGTAGCCGTGCGCGGCGGAGGGTCCGCCCGAGGCGCCCGTGACTGCGTCGCCGCCTGCGGCGAAGGTGCCGGGGAGGTGCGTGTGCGCGTCGTATTTGTCGAGCGCCGCCTTGATTTCGTCGAGTTCGGTTTTGACCTTCGCCGCGAGTGCGATGAAGTCGGTCGCGCCTGCGATGCCGAGGTAGATGTAGGCGTCGCCGTCGCCGCCCGAGGAGTCGAGTGCGTCGTCGTCGGGGGTCACGTTGACGGGGAAGAAGACGGAGCCGCTCATCGCGAAGGCTTCGAGGTCGCCGGGGTCCGCTTGCCCGCCGTTCTCTCGGAAGCGGTCGAGGCTATACTTCGTGCAGACGACGAGCCCGGTGTCGCCGGGGGCGATGGGGTACGTCATGCGGTAGGAGCCCGAGCGGGGGAAGGCGACGAGGACGTTCTCGACGTAGGTGTCCTCGGTGTTCTCGATGGTCTCGGTGATGCGGTCGTTGTTCGTGTCGCGCCATGCCTCGATGAAGAGAGGCATCACGGTCGCGGTCGACGTTGTGGCATCGTACTCGATGACCTCGGCGGGGTACGCCGTTTGCATTTGCCGAAGGCGTTGGTCGATGAGTTCGTTCACCATCGCTTCGAGTGTAGGGGTCGCGGCCATTATTCGATTTCCTTGCCCTCGACTTCGATGCCGAAGTCGGAGCCGAAGACCGAGCCGGTGTAGTCGGCGCGGAGTACTTTGAAGGAGCCGTCGACGAACTCGCTCTTTACGTCGAGTTGCGCGCCGGGGAAGATGTCGGGGAGGAGGAGAGTCGAGCAACTCATCACGCCCTCGTTGTCGATGGTGGGGGAGCCGAGGAGCCCGGTCGTCGAGCCTGCGACTGGCGATGGGGGATGCCGCCTTTGAAGTCGCCGATGGGGAGGAACTGCGCTTCGCCGTCTTGAACCGAGAAGTCGATGCCGCGGCTCTTCGCGAGTTCAGAGAGTTCGTCGAGCGCGTAGCCTCGAACGTGCATCCCTGCGCGAATCTCGTCGGGGAGTCCGTTGGTCTCTTCAATGGCGAGACCTTCTTCGAGGTTGCCCGTTCCTATTTCCGCCTTCGTGAGAAGGTAGTCGAAGATTGTTCGGATGCTCGTGTTCTTGGGAAACCACTTCCGCGCCCAGTTGCGCGAGCCCCGTTCGCCGTCGCCTGCTTCGAGGTCGGTCGCGATGTCCGCGCCGTCTCGTCGGTGACGAACAACCCGGAGGTCGCCCTTGAACAAGTTGTGAAGCTCGCCCCCATATCCCGCACTCAACGTGAGGATGATGCGGTCGGGGGCTTCGAGCTTCGAGCGGGTCTCCTCCGAGAGATTGTAGACTGTAGCTCGGAGGGTTGAAGGTTCCTTTTCTAGTGTACGAGTGACCTCGAACTCCACTTGAAGGCGTTCGATGGTCGTTGTCTCTTCTTGGTCGAGGTTCTCCGCGGTGAGTCGAACCGCTCGTTGGAATAGCTGCGACATGGTGTTAGCTTTCGACGTAGAAGAGGAAGGAGTTGCCGATAGTTTCTAGGGTTGGGTCGTCGTCTCCCGCGGCGTAGAGGGTGCCGGGGGGAACATAGGAGAAGGTGTTGGGGATGGTGCGAAGGAGGTCGGTGCCGACTGCGAGGATTGCCCCGTCGAGGATGCGAGTGCCGTCACTGTTGACGATGGAGATGCTCCATCGGTCCGTTCGCGAGTTCCAGTTGAACTCGAAGGTATAGGTTTGTCCTTCGAGTTGGGTCGACTGTACGAGATGGGGCTCGTCGGAAGTCGGGAGGGGGAGGGAGAGTTGCGCCATTATGAAGGATACCTTTTCCCGTTCGCCTTCGCCCACGCGATAGCGTCGGAGTCGGTGTTCGTGCCGGAGCGGTTGCCCGCGTCGTTCTTGGGCTTGTGCTTCGCGTCGGTGGGTTCGGCGGTGCCCTCGGTCTTCGAGTCGGCGAAGGAGACTTGAAGCATGTCGATGGTGAACGTGAGGGTCGAGCCGCTCGATGCGTCGCGCGGTGTGCGGACGTTCGTGATAACCATGTTCGCGAACTCTTGGTCGCCGAAGAGTTGCACGTCGATGAGTTGGCCCTCGGTCATGAGTGCGTCGAGCGCCTTGAAGACGTCGACGGTGCGGGTCACGAAGCCGTCGAACACGAGGACGGAGACGGTGCGCTTCTTCGGGAAGCGTGAAGCGTTCGCCGTTACCATGCGCGCGCCGAGGATGCCGGTCACGGGTTCTTTATGCGGGGGAAGGTTCAAGCCCTTCTTCCGCACTCGTCCGCTCGGGGTGGTGACTGCGTCCGTCATGCCGTCGCGGGTATAGGGCTCGCGCGCGGGGGTGTCGGAGACCTGCACTTCGAGAGTGATGGCGCGGGGCTGCGGCTGGTAGTGGTCCGAGAGGACGGAGCCATTCTCGACGGGGTAGCTTGTGACGTCCGCCGCGCGCGAGAACTCTTCGAGGAGCGTCGCGTCGAAGTCGAGATATTTGACGGGGCCGGTCTTCGCGCCCTTCGGGTCTCGCTTCTGCCATGTGAGGAGTGCCATTATTTACCCTTGCCGCGGAGCGCCTTCTGCTCCTGTTGCTTGATGAGCGCCTGCACTTGCGCGGGGGTCATGCCGCGCGCGTCGACGTTCACGGTAGTCGAGGAGGTTGATGCCGCGCCGCCGCCGAACGCGGAGCGTCCCTTCGTGGGCGCGCGTCCCATCGAGTCGGCGTGTTGCTTGTCGGAGCCGAAGCCCATGAAGCCGAGAACTTGCCCGCCGAACTCGGTGAGCTTGTCCATGATGGGGCCGGAGACGTCGCCGAAGTCGCGGATGGCGATGCCGAGGTCGTCCCAGTATATCGCGAGCGTCGCGAGCCCTGCGCCCACTGCGACGACTGCGCCCGAGATTGCTAGCATGGTGAGGGAGATGGGGGCGATGGCAATCATGAGCGCGATGCCCGCGGTAGCGGCTGCGCCCATCGCGGTCGCGATGAGGAAGACGCCGCTCGCTACGATGGGTCCCATCATGCCGGTCTTCTGCAACCACACGAAGAACTTCTCCGCGCCTTCCGCCGCCTTGATGAAGGTCGGACCGATGGCCTTGAAGACTTGGTCGGAGATGCCGCGCTTCGCCTGCTCGACGTTCGCCTTGACGTCCTCGAAGGTCTCGGCGAGTGCGCCGCCCTCCGCGGTGAGTCCGCCTAGCTCGCGTCGCTTGTCGATGAGTGCGGTGAACTCCTCGGACGATGCCGCGAAGACTGCGCGGTTCTTGTTCCATCCGCGCCCGAGGATGTCGCCCATCGCCGCCGCCTGCTCGGTCGTCTTGTTCGACTTCGACCATGCGCGGTGAATCGCGAGGACCTTCTCTTCCTGCTTCAACTCGCCGAACTCTTGTGCGTTGATGTTCAACAAGTCGAAGAGGTCGGTGTACTCCTTCGAGCCGCTCATCGCTTCCGCGGTCGCCTTCTCTAGCGACTTGAACATCTTCGTCATCGTGCCGACGGAGCCGTCCCCGCCGAGTCGCTTGAAGACGAACTGCACGTCTTCGAGGAAGGCGAAGGAGACTTCGAGACCCTTCGCCGCCTTTGCCATCGAGTCTAGCTCTTTGCTTATCTCGTTGATTTTGCGCGAGACTGCATGGAGGGCGACCGCGCCGATGACGAGGACGGCTGCGGACACGAGCCCGACCGCCTTCTTCACGCGCGCGAGACCCTTCTCCGCCTTCTTCATTCCGGCGTTGAAGCGTTTCGTCTGCGCGACGATTTGAACGTAAACAACTTTTGCTGCGCCTGCCATGTGGGGTTACTTCTTTCGGTTCTGCTCTTCTTCGAGAGCTTCAAAATAGTCGAGGATGTCGTGAGCGTCGGCTGCGTCGTCGATGCTCCACTCGTCGAGGATGCCGACGAGGTGTCGTTGATGTGCTCGGAGACCGCGAGGCGCCAAACAAACCAGTTGACGTCGGGTGCTTCTACTCTGCTTCGTTCGCTCCGACTAGCTCGTCGAGGCGAAGGTCGGCTAAAAAATCGGAGAAGTTCCACATGATGCACTTGCCGAGGAGATGTAGCATCGAACCGAGGTGCCCTGCGAAGTGTTGTTCTACGAGTGCCTTCCCCATTGGGACCCAGTTGCCCGACTCGTTCAAGCGGAGACAATGCTCGCCGAACATACGGTCGCGGAAGAAGTTGATGTCTTCAACGCGGAGCCGCGAGGGGAGGGTCGCGAGGATGTTCTCGGAGATGCCCTCGGCGGAGCCGAGGAGGGAGAGGAGCTTGACGAGGACCTCTTGCGATTTCGCGAGGGGGAGTTGCTTGATGCAGAAGGTGTCGTCGCCGAGTTCGAGTTCGAGTTCTTTTAGTGCCATGTGGTTCCTTGTATGTCATCCGCTACATGTCGCTCTTCGAGACGCTGTAGGTAGCTTCCGACATGTCGCTCTTCGAGATGGTGTAGGTAGCTTCCGACATGTCTCGCTTCGAGACGGGGTAGGTAGCTTCCGACATGTCGCTCTTCGAGACGATGTGGGGTGTAGTGTGTGGAGTGCGCCACCTACATCCGAAGCGGGAACATTACACGAAAACACAACTTCTGCGATTTCATGTAATATTCCGACTTCGCGTTTCGGCGGGGGGTCGGGTGTGTGCCCTTGTAGGTGTTACAGGTTGCCGCCCGTGAACTCGATGAGCTTGTCGACCTGCAAAGTCCACGTCCGCTCGTTGGCTTCGCGTCCGTAGGTCACGTCGGGGGCCTTCATAATCCAAGCGTTGCCCGCCGTGTAGAGGGAGGTGCCATTCAAGTCGGTCACGAGAATCGCGCCCACGCCTGCGCCGCCCGGACTATTCAAGTCTGCGACGTGAATCGCGGAGAAGAGGTCGTTCGTGGGCGAGGTGCTCATGAGGATGATTTCCACGGTAGCCCTGCGGTCGTTGGTCTTGCTACGCGAGACCTCGCCGTCGGTGCCGACGACCGACGTGAAGGCGTCGGTCTCGTGGGAGATGGTGAGGAAGTCGCCGTCGGCGAAGCCCTGCGCGGGGACGCCTGCAAAGGCGACCTGCACTTGGTTGCTATCATAAATGCGAGTAGTCATTGTGATTTACCTTACAGGTTGAGTTCGCCCTCGATGGCGACCTTGTGGATGGCGCCCGCGAGAACTGCGCGGAAGGTTACATCGTTGAGGGTTCGGGATGATTTGTCCGCCGCCGAGACGTCGGTGGCGAGGGGGACGGTGCAAGTGGGCTCGGGGTCCGCTGCGATGAAGTCGCGCGCGATGCCCTGATTCAACTGCGCGAGAATCTCGCCACGCACTGCCTGGATCCCAGCGTCAGTGTAGGGGAGTTTGTCGTTGTTGAAGAGCAAAGTGTAGACGCGCTCTTGAATCCGCGCCGCGAGCCAGTCGGCCCCACGCATCACGTCAATGTATTCTCCCCCACAAGCTACGCCGTAGCGCGTTATGTTTACGCCTGCGAGTGTCGAGAGGAAGTTGACGTTCTTCGCTTCGAGGTTCGTCCGCTCGGTGGCGGTGAGAATCTGCGAAGTGACGGATGAGAGTTGCTTGTATGCCCAAGTTATGCTACCTGCATCCTCGGGGAGTGCTCGCCCTGCCATCGCTGCGCCGACCTTCTCGGTCCCGTCGCGGTGGAAGAAGAGCATGGTCCGGTCGTAGTTCGCCGCCTTCAAGTCGTAGGCGATGGAGGTCACGTCGGAAGCCGAGGAGCCCGATGCGACGAGGGAGTCTGCACTCTGCACGAGTACAATCTTCTTCGCTGCTTCGGTCCATGCCGCCGCCGCGGTGATTTCGCCCGCGCCCGTCGAGTCGACGGGGAGGAGACAATACCAGTCCGGGTCGTAGAGTTCGATGGCCGCCATGTCGGTCGCGAGTCCGGGGTCGGCGGTGGTCTCTAGGTGAGTCCAGCCTTCGCCCGTCAACGTGATGCCGAAGTAGTCGCCCGCGGTGGTCGCGGTGATGGTGGCGACGGTGCCGCCGTCAACCAAGCCGATGAGCGAGGTGCCGTTCTGCTCTACGTCTGCGTCGAGCCATGCGATGAGGTCGCCGACTGCGTCGGCTTCGGTCACGGCTGCGGCGAAGATGTTAGTGCCTGCGGTGAAGGTCTCGGTCGTCGCGACTGCCGCGTCGGTGAAGCCCGCCTTGTGACGGAGTAGCATCGAAGTAGCCGATGCCTTGACCGCCTCGACGGTTCCGTGAATGGCTTGCCCTGCGAAGTACTCGACGCCATCGGTGCCGGTGAGGTTGATGGCCGCGACGATGAAGTCGATGCTCTCCTCGGCGGTCGAGCCGATGGTGATGTCGTTCAAAGCTGCGGGTGCCGCCTCGAAGGTGTAGACGGTCGCGCCGATTGTCATCGTGTCCGATGCCGTCGGGGTCGTGTCGAGGGTGAGGATGCCCGAGAAGCCTGCGACGAGGTCGAAGGTCTCGCCCGACGTTGCGCCGGGTCCGGTGATTTCGAGGGAGGTGGTCTCGCCTGCGATGATTGCGTCGGAGCCGGGGGTGAGGGTTACGACCTGCGTCGCGGGGAGTGCCTTGCGTCCGACCTTGAAGGACGGGGGGCTAGGATTCTGCGCGAGAAGGTCCGACGCGGCGACGTAGACCGGGGAGGTCGTGGCGAAGCCGTCATCGGTCAAGCCGGTGAGGGTGCTGTAGGTTCGAACCCGCTCGGGGAAGATGCTCGTCGAGAAGTAGGCGAGCAGTAGCGGTGTTCCGAAACCCGCCTGAGTCGGCGTCGTCGTGTTCCGGTCAATGTTGACCGTGATGATTTGATTCAAATCTGACATGGTTAGGATTCCTTGGGGGAGGGTGCGGTTGTTGACTAGTCAAGGCGAGCGGGTGCGCGCCGGAGTTATTCGGGTGGGAGGGGGGTGGGCTTCGGTTCGATGGGGGTGAAGGTTCCGCCGCGGCGAGCTTGCCACACGCCTACCGCGTGAACGATGCGCGCGCGGACGGAGATGCCTCGGACCTCGACGTCGAGCCAGGGGAGCGAGGTGTCCGCGAGGAGCGCGTCTTCGAGTGCGGTCTTCGCGCCGAGCATAAGATACAACGCCCACTCGCCGGGGTACGCGGCGAAGAGGTCGTCGAGCTTCGAGCGGAGTTGCGCTTCGGTTTGTCCGAGGTCGTCCGCGAGTTGGATGAAGGTGTTCATCGGGTACGTTAGCCGCGACATGGTTGCCGACTCTTCTATGAAACTGAGGAAGTCCATGCTATAGGTAGTTCTCCAAAGGCGCCCAACGATAGTACATCATGTCGCCCGTTCCGTATTTCGGATAGCAAATCGCGCCGCCGCCCGGTGTGATTGTCATCTTCGGGCCAGTGGTTAGGAAGCCGTCCATCGAGGCGTGAGGACCCGTTCCCCCGTAGGTGTAGGAGCAGTGATTTCGACACCACTCGGTAGTCGTCTTCCCGCTCTCGTGGATGGAGTACCATACTTGGTTCGCGGTCACGGCTGCGAGGTTCGATTGAAACGCGCACTCGTCGCCCGCGATGAGCCAGTGACAGTCTTGCTTGTTGTAGAAGGTTCCCGTGTAGCTTGAACCGCGTTCGTTCATCCAAAGGTTTGGGGTGGCGTTGTCGTCGAGCCCCATCCAACAGTCGAGATGTTCGCAGTAGAAGATGCGTTCGAGTTCGTCGGTCCCGAGTTCGGTCGGGGTGTGATAAGACCACGTCGTGCTATTCGTTGTGAAGTAGAACTTTTGGTCGTAGGTTCCGCACACGACTGCGGTGTAGCCGCGCGTGTGGTCGTGCGCGATGTCGACGGGGTAGTCGCCCGAGAGGGGGTAGGTGCTGTAGACGTACCACGTCACGCCGCCATTTGTGCTGTATTCTAGTTTGGGGACCGTGCCCGCACTGTAGCCGCACGCGATGAACTTCCCATGAATCGCGTCGAATATAATCCCGGTGCAAGTTGCGATGGAGTTGAAGGTGTGGGTCGAGAAGGAGAGGGTGGAGAGGTTCGTCGAGCGGTAGACGTTCGTCCCGTTGACGAAGAGAACCTCCTCGTCGCTCGCAGCCCATCCGCCCTGCGCGCCGACGGTGCCGGTGGTTCGGACGTTCGTCTTCGCGTTCCATGTCTTCCCGTCGGTCGAGGTCGAGGCGAAGATGTCGCCGAGGCTAACATCATACCACGACATGTAGTAGCGTTTCGCGTTACGGTCCCATCCGATGTTCATGTTCGTGTCCGATGCACTGTAGGAAGTGATGGGTCCGTTGTTGACTTCGTAGACGCGCGCCATCGCGTGCGCTGCGTCGGAGCCCGAGAGCCGCGAGGCTTCCGAGAGGTTCTGCATCGCGCCCGTGTCGTCGGTGTGCATCCGGTCGGAGGGGGCGTTGTTGAGGACCCAGTCCTTACCTTCGCCAGCGGTTGACGTTGGTCCGGTCGCGCGCTCCTTCATGCGGACGGCTGCGGTCGCGTTCGAGAGGGAGAGTTCCCCCGAGATGTAGAGGAAGTCGGTGTTCGTGTTCATGTAGTAGCCGGTGCCCGAGACGTTCCATGTAGGGATAGCGTAGTTGGTCGGGCTTTGACTGCGGAGAACATACCAGTCGATGTCGAGGTCGTCGGTCCAGATAGGACTAGCGACTATCGCCGCCTGCGCCCACAACTCACACGAGCCCGCGATGGGGGTGTTGACGTTCGCCGCGCGTTCGGCGAAGAACGCCGCGTCTTGTTGCCGCGTGCCATCCTTGTCGACGTAGCGTGTGTGGTCGTCGTCGGCGAGTCCGCCGAGTGCGCCGTGGTCCGTGATGCCGCCCGCGAGGGTCCACACGTTCGCGTCGGTGGTCGCGTCGACGAGGGTCCACGCCTTGTCGCCGGTCGTGTCGATGTAGACGTGCCCGACGAGCTTGCCGTTACCAGTCGAGACGCCGGGGTCGCCCGAGCCCGAGAGGGCCGCGCGCGCCGTGTTCGTGACGACGTCCGCGTGGTCGGTGCCCGCCGAGGTGCGGTGGGTCGTGTTGAGTCCGACCGCGGCTGCTTCGCCCTTCAAGTCGAGCGCCGTTTGCGTCGCCGTCGAGATAGGCTTCGCCGCGTCTGAGGTGTCGTCGGCGTTGCCGAGACCGACCTCCGCCTTCGTGACTGCGTGGGGGTTGCCCGTGACGGTGCCGCGGTGCGTGAGGTCGAGAGCGTTCGCTGCGGTGTTCGCCGCGACGTCTGCATGGTCGGAGCCGTCGCCCGCCGCGTGTGCGTCGCCTGCGCCGCCGACTTCGTCGGTGTTCTCTTCGTGGACCCAGTCCGAGCCGTCGTATAGGAGCCGGTCGTTCTTCGCGTAGTCGGTCGAGCCGTCCGCGCCGCCGAGGTCCTGCGTGCCTGCGGTGGTGACTGAGTAGGTGTCGCCCGAGGCGCCCGCGTAGGGGAGCGCCAACGAGGGGGAGTTCGGGGTCGCGTTGTAGCCGCCCTTGAACTCTAGCGCCGAGACGGGGAGTTGCGACGAGGGGAGGAGCCCGGAGCCGTCGAGCGAGGCGTAGCCGCCCGCGATGCCCTTGTTCGCCGCGTCCTCCTTCAAGTCGAGTGCGGTTTGCTGCGCCGTCGAGACCGGCTTGTCGGCGTCGCTCGTGTCGTCTGCGGAGCCGAGCCCCACTTCGCTCTTCGTGACGGCGTGGGGGTTGCCCGTGACGGTTGTGCGGTGGTCGGAGTTGAGGGTCGCCTCGGCTTGCGATGCCGCGCCGAGGGTCGTGCGCGCGAGGGCTGCGGTGGCGTCGTCGACGAGGGTCGCCCCGAAGGCGGAGATGGTCGTGCTCGCGGGGAGGGCGAAGGTCTTCAAGTCCGCGTCGACCTCGGAGTCCATGAGGGCGCCCGCGGCGGTGACGTTCGCCGTGTCGGTCACGTCTGCGAGTGCCTCGATGCCGCCGAGCTTCGCCTTCTCCGCGTCGGTGTAGGCGTTCGTGTCGGCTTCGCCCTCGTAGGCGACCTTGATTTCCGCGCCGGTTTGGTCGGCGGTGGCGGAGTCCTCGATGGTGCCGAGCTTGGTCTTCTCCGCGTCGGTGTAGGCGTTCGTGTCGAGTTCCGCTTCGTAGGCGACCTTGATTTCCGCGCCCGTTTGGTCGGCGGTCGCCGCGGTCTCGATGCCTGCGAGCTTCGTGTTCTTCGTGTCGGTGTAGGCGTTCGGCTCGACCTCGTAGAGGGCCTTGATTTCCGCGCCCGTTTGGTCCGCGGTTGCCGAGGTCTCGATGGTGTCGAGCTTGGTCCCGTCGACCGAGAGGTCCCGCCCGTCGATGGTCGAGGAGGTCGCTAGCGGACCCGTGAGGGCGCGCGTGCCGTCCGCGAGGAGGTAGTGGGGGTGGTCGTCGTCGCCGAGCCCTGCGAGGTCGCCGTGGTCGGTCACGCCCTCGGACAAGAAGAGCTTGACGAACGCGGATTCGATGGAGGTGAACGTGGTCGCGCTCTTCCGCACGACAATCTTCGCCGCGAGGATGCCGTGCCATCCGTCAATCTGCTCGGGGAGGTCGCCGGGGGGAGTCGCCGTTTGCGCCTGCGTGCCGGTGTAGTTGCCGCGCCCGTAGATGACGTAGATGTCTTGGTCCCACGGGGAGATGTAGACCCAGTGGACGCCGTAGCGGTTCGTCGAGAGGGTCGCGAGGGCGCCGGAGCCGTCGTCGTATTGGAGCGCGTCGATGGCGGTGTTCCCGCCCGAGAGGGTCCATCCGCCGACGCCGTCGCGGTAGAAGTCGAGGAAGGTCGAGGCGACCGAGGTGTCCTCCGCGGTGAAGGTGCCGCGGTTCAAGCCGAGGTAGAACTCGCCCTCGGTGAAGGCGAAGTTGAGGGTGCCCGTCTCGGAGGGTGCCGCGCCGGATGCGTGGGTCGTGCCGTCGACGTTGTAGAGTCGCCGGTTGACCTCGCGCGCGAGGTTGCTCTCGATGTAGCGGTAGGGGGTCGGGTGGAGGAAGGTGCCCGCGCGGGAGATGCCCGAGAGGAGGAGGTTCGTGTTCAGGTCCGTCGGGAGGGTGAGGGAGACCGCGACCTCGGGGGTGCCTGCGTTGTATTCGACGAAGACGTAGTTGATGGCGTTGTCGGTGAGGGCGAGCGAGGCGACCGCGGGCCAGTCGGTCGCGTAGACGCGCGACTCGTCGGAGTCGGTTGCGCGGATGAAGCCGGAGCCCGTCGAGACCGCGACGGTGCCGTCGCCGTTATCGGTCACGAGCCCGCCGTGGTTGACGCCCACGCCGAGGGCGGTGTCGATGACCGCCTGCACGGTGTCATGGTCCGCCGCGCCGAGGGCTGCGATGTCGACCTGCGTTGCGTCGTAGTCGCCCGAGGTCGCCACGACGTCGCCGATGCGCCCGAAGACGGAGGTCACGACCGCCGTGCCGATGGGGAGCCATACGGCTGCGCCTGCGGTCGCGTCGATGAGGACGAACGCGGAGGGGACGGTGTCGGTGTGAATCCAAAAGTCGCCGACGGAGTGCCCGTCGAGTTCGTCGTCGCCGACGGTGGGGGCGGTGCCCGAGGTGGTGACGGTTGTCACGTTGCCGAGTTGGACCCATGTGGGGGTTGACACGTCCGCGAGGATGTGGTAGGAGTCCGCGTCGAGTTGATGCGCGAGCCGCCCGCCGTCGACCGAGGTCAAGGTGAGGGCGAGCCTCGCCGTCTCGTCCGCTACGGTCCATCGGACGAGGGAGCCGATGTCGGCGCCTGTTAGCAGGCTATGTCGTCGAGTGCCAAGTGCCATTAGCTCGTGATTTCCTCGTCGAGTTCGGTGCCGTCGTAGGTGAGGTCGAACTCGGAGTCGATGCCCCCGGTGTAGTTGACGTTCTTGATGTAGCTTCCGTCGTGGAGGGGGTCGGCGAAGGACGCGCGCAGTGAGATGGTGAGGGGGAGGTCCACGCGGGAGACCATACGCCCGGACCACTCGTAGTCGGAGTCGGCGAGGTCGCCCGTGTCGACGAGGGCGAGGTCCGCCGCTCGGAGGAGGTCGAAGGAGGTGGTCGAGTGCGCGAGGGTGCGGAACTCTTCCGCGTACTGACGCGCGGAGCCGCCGAGCCGTTGGTCGAACGTGATGAAGGAGACCTGCACGGGGAGCAGTCGAACGCCTACCACACGCACGGAGGTCGTGTCGGGGCCTGCGCCGTCGTAGGTTTGGATTCGCTCGTCGTGCCCTAGCTTCGACATGTTCTCCGCCTGCGCGAGGATGAAGGCGCCCATGTGGAGCTTCTGCGGTTCGCGCTCCCACTCGACGGGGAGACTCGAAGCCGATTCAATCCAAGCGGTGAGGGCGGTTTGTACGGTGGTTAGATTCATTCGGGGACCAAGTTGTCGGAGTTGATGTCGAGGACGGGGACGCCGTATTCGTCGACGATGATTTCCTCGGCTTGTGGTTCGGTCACGGTGCCGATGTAGGAGCCGTCGTGCAAGGGGTCGGCGAAGGATGCGCGGAGCCCGAGGGTGGTCGAGAGTTCGACCTGCGAGACCATGCGACCGGACCACTCGTAGTCCGCCTCGACGAGGTCGGAGGTGTCGATGAGGGCGAGGTCGGAGGTGCGGAGGTAGTCGAAGGAGGAGGTCCAGTGCGCCCGCGCGCGGAAGTTCTCGGCGTACTGCCGAGCCGAGCCGCCGAGCCGTTGGTCGAACGAACGGAAGGATAGGCGGAGCGTCATGCGACGCACGCCCACGACTCGGACGGTGGTGTTATCGCCATCGTCGCCGTATGTTTGGATTCGCTCGTCGTGCCCGAGCTTGACGATGGGGCCAAGGTATGCTAGCACGAAGGGTCCGGTATGGAGTTTTTGAGGCATCCGTCCCCACTCGACGGGGAGCCCTGAGAAGGTCTCGACCCATGATGTGAGTGCGGTTTGTATGGTGCCGAGGTTCACTTCTTCCGCCCAACTTCGTAGACGATAGCCGCGAGCATCGTCGCGGTGTCGATGAGGGGGATGTCGGAGCCCTTCGCCGCGATGGTCGACTCCGCGTTCGGCGGGGGGATGCGCGACATGATTCGCTTGATGACCGAGTTCCGGTAGACGACGCCGCGCTTCGAGAGGGCGACCTTCATGCTCTCGGACGACATGAGAACACGCAGGACGTCGGTCTCCATGTTCTTCGCGATGAGGTCGATGTTCCCCGCTACCCAGTCATGAACGAACGACCGCGCGGGGGCGGTCATCGTGCCGTACTCGTTGAAGAAGGCGATGTCGCCGATGGTGCGCTCGTTCGAGTTCGGGTGCTCGGGGGCGCCGCTCTTCTCGGTGATGCCGAGCTTCATCTCCGTCTCGGCGATGTCGATGAGCTTGCGGTTCATCCCACGCCCCCACTTCTCGACGACCTTGTAGGTGGCTCCGACCGCCACTAGAGAAGCATCCCGCGCCTAGCTACTAGGGGGAGGATGTTCTGCTCGAAGGCTACGGAGTAGACGGATTCGCCGTCGCCCGAGGTGAGTTGTAGTTGCTTGCCGTAGGGGGAGAGTGCAAGGAGGTGCGCCGCCTTGTAGCCGACCGCCACGTTGTAGAGTGCGTTGCCCGCCGACTCGCCGAACGCGAGTTCGTCTAGCATGGCTTCCGCCTCGGCGAGCTTGACGTCGATGTAGGCTTCCGTCATCTCGGAGAACTCGGGAAAGTCGAGGATGAACTCCGCGTAGAGGGGGGCCGCCATTATGCCGCCGTGTGAACGATTGCGAGGACGGTGGTGTAGGCTACTTCGGCTGCGCCGATGGTGAGGTCGATGGTCTCGCCGGTCGGGTCCGCGTCGAGGGAGAGTTCGAAGACCGTGACGAGGGTCGTGGTCGCGAGGGCGAGGATGGCGTCGCTCATCACGCTAGCGTCGACGTCTGCGCCGAGGGCGAGCCCGTTGACGTAGGGACGCACGATAGCCTCGACCATAGCTTCGGTCGTAGTGCCCGTGGTGGTGATGGCGAAGGTCACTAGCTTCTCGGTGTTATCCGGGTTTGCGCGCGTGGCTGCTTCGGCGGTGCTTGCGCCCGCGGCTTTGAGGGTGTCGTAGAAGGCGACCTCGGTGGCGACGCTCGCGGAGTGCGATGCGTTTTGTAGTGCTTTGAGGTCGGCGTTCGAGTCGACGACGTAGACTGCGGTGGGGGTAGCAAATGCCATGAGGGAGAACTCCTAAAGTTGGGGGTGTGTTGGTTGTGGGGGTTGGACCTTTTCAGGGTCGCCCGGAGAACCGAGCAAGCCTAAAAAAGTGAAGAACGACGCGACGGAAGGACACACAAAAACCATCGCGCCGCTCTTCAACTAGGAGAAGATGTTACGCGATTGTGATTTGACCGTAGGCCATCGCGAGGGGGTAACGGACGACGGTTCCGAAGGACGAGCCGCGAGCCTGCACGGAGTACGTGAAGCCCTTCTTGTCGGCTGCTGCCTCTTCGTACATCACGGGGAGGATGTGCTCGGCGACTGCGGAACTACGTTCCCAACAGATAGCCAAGTCGACGCCCGCGGTGCCCGCTGCGGTGAGCGAGGTCATGCGCGAGACGCTAACGCCGGGCGAGTTCTTGCGGAAGGCTTCGAGAACGCTCTCGGCGGTTCCGTCTGCAAGACGGGTCGCGTTGATTTTGTTCCAAACGAAGGTGCTCACGAGCAACTCGGTCGGGGTGTGAAGAGCGGACGACTGGTTGATGACCTTCTCGACCATGTCGACGAGGCACGAGTACATCGCCGCGGGGGTGATGGTGGTCCAGTCGGCATCGGTGAGGGTGGCGTCGGCCACGTTCGCGTCATTGGTGAATCCAGTGACGACGCCCGTGTCGGCGGTTCCCGAGATGGCGTGGTTGTTCAACGCCTGCGCGATTGCGCGGGCTGCCGAGCGTGCCTTGCTCGCGGTGAGGTCGAAGCCTGCACTCGCGCGCTCACGCTGTAGCACGTTGTATTTGTAGCCTGCGCCGAACTCGGTGAGTTCCTGCGAGACCTTCGCCGTGCTTGCGTCCACTGCGGGCGCGTCGGTTGCGTCGGGTCGCATCACTGCGGCGACGCCGGTCTTCGTCTCGACGAGGTAGCTGTAAGTCTGCACTGCGCGGTCAAAGCTACGGGTCGGGATGGTCGAAAGACCTTCGAGGTTCTCGGAGAACAACTCGTTGTAGATGACCTGCTCGATGGCTTCGAGTGAGCCGCGCGCGTGCACGACCTCCCCTGCATCGGCACGCAGGCCGGTGGTGGCGCAGAGTTCGCGCAGTTTGCTGTCCACGCGCGCGCTTGCGGCGGTGGCGTATGCTGATTTGATGAGCTTGTTCATGATGCTACCTTATGCCGAAGTCACGACGGTGGTGAAGGGACCGTTCAAGCGCACTCGAACGACTTCAGCGCCGCTCGATGCGTCCAAGAAGGCCGCGTTGTAAAGTTGGACGCCCGTGGTGCCCGAGAAGGCGCCAGTCGTGGCGGTCACGAAGACCGGACCGTTCGCCTTGACTGCTTCGGTCACGTAGACGAAGATGTCGCCCTTGACGCAAATGCGGACGTTGTCGCCGTCGGCGTAGTTCGCCGAGTCGCGATAGGCGTCTAGCACTGAGACCCCGATGGGGAAGTGCAAGGCGCCGTTGATGTCGTCGGCTGCGTCGGGAAGACGCACGGTGGTCGTCGGGTTAGTGTCGCCAGGAGTGACGCAAATGCCCGGTGCGATGGCTTCCTCGGCAAGTCGGCTTGTGAACGATGCGCCTTCGGTGGTCGCCATCTGTCCAGCAAGGCCGACCGCGGGGGACGCGCTGATGCTAGTTTGAACTGCCATGATATATTCCTATGGTAGTGGGGGTGGAGGTTGTTGGTCGACGGCGAAGGTGCCGTTGAACTCGGTGGAGGATTCGTTTCGGGAGGTCGTCGCGAGACGGTCCTCGGAAGGGTTAGTCGGGCTCGGATGCGAGCAGACGTTCGGCGAAGGTGTCGGGGGCTGCGGGGGTGGCTGCGGGCTTCGCCTTCACGACCTCGACGAGCTTGGGCTCGGGGGGTGGCTCCGCGACCTTCTCGGCGAGCTTCTCGACGACCGCGGTGAGGGCTGCGNNGGGGGCTCGGTGGGGGTAACGGGGGCCGCGGCGGGCGCGGGGGTAGGTTCGGTCGTCTTGCTCTCGATGAGGGCCTGCGTCGCCTTCACGAGCGATTCGACGGCTTCCGCGGTGGCTGCGGGCTTCGGTGTTTCTGACATGGTGTGCTCCTATGTAGGTGTGTGTGGGCAATAAGCTACATGTCCATCTTCGGGACGATGTAGGTAGCTTCCGACATGTCTCGCTTCGAGACGATGTAGGCGGTCCGCTACATGTCGCGCTTCGAGACAATGTAGGCGGCTTCTGACATGTGTCGCTTCGGGACGGTGTAGGCGACTTCCGACATGTCTCGCTTCGAGCGCGTGTGGGCGTTTGCCTACATGTCGCGCTTCGGGACGGTGTAGGTGTTTAGACTACATCCACGAGATGAGCGAGGGCCATCGCGAGGAGTGCGTCGGAGATGTCGGGGTAGACCGCCTCGATGAGGTCGCGGTCCATCCTCCACGTCGAGAGGTCGAGGTTCCCCTCGGAGTCAAGACGCAAGGAGACGTCACTCCCGAGCCTTCCCCATCCCGAAGGACCGAGGGCGGCATGGTTGTAGACGATGTTCGTTTGACTAAAATCGGCGACGAGACCGTCGCAGTGTTCCACGGGGTCGCAGGCGTAGCCGAGGGAGACCTCGACGAGCTTGCCCTCTTCGACGAGGGAGATAGCTCGGGGGTCGTGTAGCTGTATGGTGCCGACGACGTAGGGCGCCTCGGAGTCTACCTTGATGACGTTGCCGACGGCGAGGTGGTCCCAGTTGTCGAGCCCCACGAAGGCCGCGGGGTGGTCGACGGTCACGGGGGCGCCGATGAGGGTGTCGAGGGAGGAGGGGGCGAAGACCTCGGAGTCGCTTCGGAGTTCTCGGACCGTCTCGCCTTGGAAGGCGTAGTTGAAGACGCCCGTCTTCGAGAGCTTGCCCTGCACGCGCAAGGCGCCCGAAGGCATCTTCTCGGTCGAGTCGATTCGGAAGGATGTCGCGCGAGTTTTTGATGGGGTCATATAGGGTAGGGTGGTGTCATGTATGGTCATTTTTTGCGGGGAAAAAAGCGGAGAAGTTGAGCAGGCGTCGAGGAGTGCTATCGGCATCCCGTGAACTTTGCTTGACCTGCTTCAACCTCCCCTAAGAGGAGACCCAACAACCGCTAAACCAACAAGCGGTAGAAATAGTTGCACACGGCCCCCGTGTGTGCTACGCGCCCGATTTTTGAAGAGTCTGCGGGGCTGACTCGAAGTTAGGCGCACTGCCCGAGGACGCGCTCATCGGTTGCCCGATGTCACGCAGCGGGGTCTCCCGTCGCCAGAGACCCCTTTGCACACGCGCGACGCCCTCGACTCGATGGTCTCGTCGTCCCGCTCGATGCAGTGCTAAAATCGTTTGCAGGGTCGCAGCCCCGCCCCGGCGCGGCGTTCTTGTGCGGCGGGGGGCGGTCGACTCTGCGGAAGTTTTCGGAGGGCTCGTTGCCTCTCTCCACCCCTTACATGGCACGGCTATCCGCTCTTGACGGATTTCCCGAATAGTTCCGGGGGGTTACTTGTGGAGATTCAAGGCTAGCGAGGCGCCGCCTATCATCCACTGCGAGGGCGAGGGGTCCCACGGGGCGCCCGATTTGCGCGTTCGCGCGAGGGGGTGAGCGTCGGAGTGCGTGATGACGTGGTAGCGGTCGAGGGGGATGCCGTACTCCTTGCCGAGGTGCCGAGTTAGCCCTGCGAGGGCCTTCCACGCGGAGGGGCTCCACGGGGCTCGTGCGCCCTCCTTCGTCGGGGCGACCTCGATGCCCACGGTCAACTCGTTCGCCGACCCTTGCCGCCATAGGGCGCCGTCAAGGAGGTCTCGGGGGGATGCGCCCGGACCGAACCGCGCCTCGAACCATCCGAAGCCCTTCGCCTTCGCCCATCCGGGGAGCTTGTAGCGCCATGCGCCTCGGCTTCCGGTGTGCCATGCGACCGTCATGGGGTCCACGAGCGTCGTGATGAGCCCGGAGTCGCCGTCGATGACGTAGTGCCCCGAATACTTCGAGATTCGCTCGTAGACGTAGACCGCCGCCTCGTAGGGCGAGTTGAACTTGTCTTGATTCTTGTGCCAACGGACCCAAGGCCCCGCGCCCGTCGTGTGGACGACGATGCCACGGGGGTCGGTCCTGCGACGCCGTAGGAGCCCTTGTCGGACCGCTAGGGCTTGCCCCGGCTCGATGCACAAGGTCATCGCCTGCACGCCCAAACGAGGAAGAGGAGGGCCACGAGGACGCCGAAGTAGCCGAGGGCGAAGGTGGGCTCGATGACGCCGTAGGAGCCGCTCATCGAACTAGTGCCCGATGTAGGGAGGTGCTCTCGTCTCGCTTCGGACGGTACGCGCGCAGGACCTTCTCCTCGTCTTCGAGGACGTTGAAGGTGCCATCGGTGCGCTCGATGATGAGGACCCATCGAGGGGGAGTCGTTTCAATCGTGATTTGCCTTACTTTTCTCATTTGCTGACTCCGTAGTTGAGGGTGATTTCACGTTCCCACTGCGCGAGGGCGCGGAGGTCGTTTTTCAGGATGCCCCGCTTCGAGGCGCGGTTCCTGCGGGCCTTGCGACCGTCGAGAACGAGTTCTCGGATGTGCCCCGCTAGTGCCTCGGGGGTCATGTCGTCGATTTCCTCGGTGAGGGCTTCGACGGTCTTGTCGACCTCGGGGGTCTCCTCGGGGCCTTCCTCCGCTAGGAGGTCATCGAGTTCGCTGTAGAAGGTTCCTATCGTCATGGTGCGTCAATCTGCGGGGGTTTCCCGCGAAAAGGGTGCCGACCTTTTATGGTTGTTCGGCTTCAACCGTGTCCCGGCGCGGTTCATCGCCTTCCGGGTCGGTGGAGGATGAGGGATTCGAACCCTCGATTTCGCCGTGCAAGGGCGACGGTTTCCCACTAGCCTAATCCCCCGAGGATGTCAAACGAGCCGCAAGTCGGGCTTCTTCGGAATGGGCGCCGTATGCCCCACGGAGACCCCTGCGGGGTCACTTTGAAGGGTTACGACCCATCCGCACTCGGGGGCCTTGCATCTCCAAATGAAGGGGGCTCCATGCCGGGGGATGGTGGTCGAGTGCCGCGAGCCGCAGCCCACGCAGACGAACTTGAACTCGACGCCCTCTTCGAGGGGGTAGTTCATCCGCCTATCCTCCGTCGGAGGGTGATGGCGCCTACGGCTTGGTCCTCCATGAGGAGGGCTTGCATCCGCGAGCTTGCCTCGAACATCGTGTCGACGTCTTCGACGCCTTGCATCGAGAGTCTCTTCTCGGGGTCGAAATAGACCCACTCTAGCCGATATGCCTTTTTCACGGTTTTCTCCTTTTTCAGGGGGAGGATTCTCGCTCGGGGGCCATCGGCCCCTACGAGGTCGTCTGCGGATTCTTGTGAGTGCCGCTCGAATCCTTGTTCTCCACCCCTTACATGGCACGAGCCTTCCCATTTGACCCTTTTCTTCAATGTTTTCGGGGGTTTATTCGGGGAGAAAAAAAGTAAGCACTGATAACATGGGGGAGGTGTTTTCGAGGCTTCTAGGCGGGGTTGTGTTTTCTTCGCCTTCTCCGTCGTCGAGACCGTTTGAAGGGGGTCATCGAGAGGGGGGTGTTTTTCACTCACTGAGGGGTTGTTTTCCGCTCATGGTGGTGGAAGTCAAGCAAAACCATCTCCACACACACGCCCCCACAGAATCCGACATGTAGGCAGATGCCTACCTTTGCCCACCTGAACAAATCAAGAACCATGCCAACCTGCCTGCCTGCACCGATGCAGCCCGCGCGCCTTGGCACGATTCTTGCAGTGTGCCGAAGAGCAACAGTATGCAGAAGTTGCGAGGTGTGCCGTGCAGCAACAGTGTGCCGAAGCGATACACCCACAAGCCAGTTGTGAGGTAGACCGTGCCGAAGAGCAACAGGTCGCAATCGTTGCGGACCTGGCAACATAGGGCAACGTATGGCAGTGCAGTGTATGGTCACGAGGATGCTGCATTTATGCTGGCACGATTCTTGCAGGCTGTTCAGGTGGGGGGATGTAGGCAAGCGCGCACACCCACCCACATGTAGGTAAACGGGCGGGGGAAAAGGCTTCCGGCCCCCCGAACACGCACACGATTTCCGTGAGAATCCCACCCCGAAGGGTTAGACCCCCACGGCTCGACGACCACGAGCGGCGCCTCGTGACCCACAAGCGCGCTAGTCGCCCACGCGCGAGCGGCAAGCGGACACGCGAGCGGACGCCGGAGCCCCGAGGATGCCCTCAGAAGCCGCGAATCGCGGAGAACGATGCAGCCTACCCCCGGACAAGAGAACGGCCCGCAGGCTCGACGTGGGGCGGCGTAGCGTGGAAGCTGCGAGGGAGGTCGAGGTGCCTTCGCCCTACAACGAGGAAGCCCCCCGAGCCGAGGCGCGGAGGGCGGGGGGTCTCGGGCGGCGGAGCCGCCTAGCTCTTGACCGTGCAGCAGAAGCCGCAGGTCTCGACGTGCTTCACGCGGTCGGGGGTGCGGGTGACGACTAGACCTTCCGAGGTGCCCGAGCCGGTGAGCCGAGTCACGACCCCGGTCTTCGTGTGCCCGAGGACCTCGCCGACGAGCCACGAGTTCGAGAGGTCGCAGAAGAGAACCTCGACGCGGGAGCCGGGGCGGAAGTGGTTTTTCGTTTCGTTCTTGTTCATGTTCCTAGCCTAGCACGGGGGCGAAGCCGATGGCAAGGGCTCGACGTAAATAAAGCAAGACCCCCCGAGCCGAAGCCCGAGGGGTCGAGGAAACCGAGGGAGGATTCGAACCACCATCGCGCCGTCGTTCGTCACGGTCGGGCGCCCCTATGATGCCCGTGGGTAGCGTGTCTCGGTCTCTAAGTTCTAGGCGGCGGAGTTCGCCTCGCGCCTCGCGGCGCAAGCGCAGTCGGCGCAGTGGGGAGAGTTCGCGGGGGCGGCGAACCGATGGCACCTCGCGCAGTCGTGGGTACTCTGAGAGAAGGTCGGCGCGGGGGCGGGGGCGGGTGGTGGTGGTGGGTTGCTCATCGTCTGCTCCTTGTTGATTGAAGCCTAGCATGGGCGCGCGGCGAGCGTCAAGGGGTCCAGCAAAATAAAGTCGACCCCCCGAGCCCGAGCCCGAGGGGTCCTTCCTCCTTCGCCGTCCTAGCTGCGCTTGCGCTCCTCCGAGCATCCGGTCGCGAAGACCTTCGAGAGGTGGTGTTCGATGTCCGCTTCGATGCGGAGGAGCCGCACTTGCAACTCGTCCGGGGTCTCGGTGCGGAGGGCGGCGTATAGGCTGCGAAGCCCGCGGCGAACCTCCTTGATGGCGGTCCGGTCCTTCGTGTTCATGTAGGTCTCCTTCTCCCCCGAGGGGGTGTAGCCCCCCGAAGGGGGCGTGATGTTAGGCGGCGTCGACGACCCACGCTGCGAAGGCGGGGGAGTTGTCGGCGGGGTCGGCGTTGATGAACTCGACCGAGACGCGGTAGCCGTAGGCGCCCGGGGCGTGGGGGACCGGGGTCTCCTTGCGGGCGACCGGGGTGATGCGGGCGTAGCCGAAGACGCCGGGCAGCGTCGCGCTCTCGATGGCGAAGAGGTTCGTCTCGTCGACGTCGGCGCCGAGGTCCCACGCGGCGACGCCGGGGGCGGGGGCTGCGAGCATCCGCCATCCGTTCGAGTAGTTCGAGTCGGCCCAAGTGATGCGGGCGATGGGGGCGGTGAAGTTTTCGTTGTTCTTGTTCATGTCTACCATCATGCACGGTGGGGGATGTGGTGGCAAGGGGTCGAGCAAAATAAACTGAAAATAGTTCGTTCGCCCCCGAAAACAGGGGTGAAGCAACCGCCCCCCACGTCGGGGGGGCGAGCGAGTCGGCGGGGTTTGTTCCGGCTTCTCCGACCTTCTGACCCCCGAATACTCAACGGGGGTCGTGATTTGCTTAGTAGTTGTTGGCTAGTTGCTGCGCGAGGTGCGTCAAGAAGTGGTGAACGTCTCCGTTGTGGAAGTCAATCTTCCGAAGGGTGTCCTCGATGAAGGTCCGCTCGGAGCCGGTCGTGCCGTGGATGGCTTCGATGACGACGGTGCTCTCGATGATGTGGGCGGTCCCGTCGGGGGCGGTCAAATCGTAGAACTTGATGCCGAGGTTTTTTTCGTCGAAGAATCTTTCGAGGTATGTCATGCCTTCATCATGCAGAATCGAGGAGGGGGCGGCAAGTGAGCTACCTCACAATCTAGTCGATTCTCGAAGAAACTGCGCGGAGGGCGCAAACTGCGACGAGGATGCCGCGGGCGCGGTTGCCGTCCCCGCCCTTGACCGAGCGGGTCGAGCCCTCGACGAGGCGCCGCAGGGCGGCGGTGGGGAGGAGGTAGACCCCCTCGCCGCAGGTGTCGACGACCCAGTGGGTAGGGGGGCTCGCGGTGATGCCCGAGGGCTTCCCCGAACACGAGGTCTCGATGAAGACGTTCCCCGTCTCGCGCGCGCGGCGGTCGGTCTTGACCTCGACGGTGGCGTCCGTCTTCCCCGGTCGGAGGAAGCGGAGGTCGTAGGCGCGGGTCTCGACGGGGACCTCGACGTAGCCGAAGCGGGTCGAGAGCATCGCCGCGACGATGCCCTCGTTCGCCACCCCGAAGGCGAGGTCGACCTCGAAGGTCAAAGCGGACCCATGAGGGAGCGTTTCGTCTCCTCCCAGTCGCGCGCGCCCTCGATGTCTTCGAGGACGAGTTCGGCGAAGTCCTGCGCCATGCCGAGGACGTAGTCCTCCTCGGTGCGGGTTGCCTCGCGCTCGCCTGCTTCGTCGGGGAGGGAGTCGAAGAACCACTCGTCGAACCACCGCGAGGCGTGCTCCTCGACGTTCGCGTAGCCCTCCTCGCATCCGGTGTCCTCGGGGCCGAAGTCGCAGTCGAAGACGTCGAGGGCGACCTCTAGCATGTAGCCGCGTTTGATGGGGTCGTAGGTCGTGTAGAACATGGGCGTCTCCTTGGCCCCCCGTGGGGGGCGTTGATGGTTAGGCGTAATGCGTGGCGGTGTAGGTGTCGCGGTCGACCTTGCGGGCGTAGCTGTAGGAGGTGAGGGCGATGTAGTCGCGGTCGGCGTTGATGCGCTTCGTGAACGACTTCGCGCCGTCGATGGGGCATCCGGGGAGGGGGCGAACTCGCTCGGACATGAAGCCCGTCGTCTCGACGTGGTCGCTCTCGATGGCGATGAGGCGGACCGACTTGCCCGACTTCGTGAATCCGATGACCTGATAGAAGTCGATGTTCGTCTGGTCGTAGCCCCACGAGGAGACGAGGACGTCGCCGATGGTGTAGGGTCCGACCGAGGGGGGGACGACCGCGGTGGCGGGGGTCTCGATGACCTCGACCGCGTCGGTGAGGATGTTCAGGGCGCTCGACGAGAAGACGAGGCGACCGTCGGCCTGGACCGTCAAGGTGCCCTTGAAGCCTCGCGCGTCCTCGGTGGCGACGAAGACGCCTTCGAGAATCTCTTCGCCGATGGTGAAGGTGCCGCGGGTTTCGGGGTGGTTGACTTTGATTTGCTTCTTGTTCATGTCTTCATCCTTGCACGGGGAGAAGGGGGGCGCAAGGCCCCCCGGTCGATTTGTTGATTTTAGTAGCACTCGCCGAAGGCGTCGATGGTGAAGGCGTCGACCATGATGCCGAAGCGCGAGGCGTGGATGTCGACGGCGGGGAGGGTGTTGACCTCGCAGGGGTCGACGGTGATGAGGTTGCAGCCCATCTTGAGGAGGTTGAGGATTGTGATGTAGATTGCATCGTTGAGGTCGGTGCGCTCGGAGATGAGGAGGTTGTGGGCGGCGTTCGCCGCGACGTAGACGTTCTTCTCGGAAGCGATGAGTTCGCCTTCGAGGTCGACGCGGATGAAGCCCGCGCGGTCGGTGGTGACTGCGACCGCGTTGTTGAGGGCGAAGAGGCGGGTTCCGATTTCGTTCTTGTTCATGTCTTCATCATGCCGGAGGGAGGAGGGGGCGTCGAGTGTTCTACCTCACCGAAATCGCAGAAGACGAAAAAAGTCCCCCGCGCCTCTCTCGGGGGCGGGGGGCGTGGGGGGTGGCGGATGCCCGTGTTCCTCGACGGGTCGCGGGAGGAGGGCGGGGGGCGCCCTCCCCGGTGATGCTAGCGGTCGTCGCTCGCGCGGCAAAAGGCAGCTTCGGCGGGGCAGTCCTCCGAGGCGTGGCGGTCCGAGTCGCAGTGCTCGCAGGTCACTCCGCCGACCTCGTAGGAGGGGGCGGTCCAAGTGAAGAGGGCGAACGCCTTGGTCGGTCGCTTGAAGAAGCCGAAGTCGGTCGACTTGTCCGAGCGCGTGATGGTGGAGGAGAAGGTGATGGCGGCGCCCTTGATGACGTTCTCGAAGTCGCCGGAGCAGTAGCAGTTGTTGAAGAGGTCGCGGGCGGCGTCCTCGATGTTCTTCGGGATGGAGCCCCACACGATGCCGGAGCCGTCGTCGAGCTTGACCGAAATCTTGTAGCCCGCCCCCCACTGCGTCTCGCGGTAGTCTACCTTGATGACCGTGCCGGAGATGACGCGCTTGCCTTCTTCGATGGTCTCCTTCGGGGCGGCGTCGTCGGCGAGGAGCTTGCGCGCGAAGTCGACCGCGCCGTTCGAGAGGGAGCCCCACTTCGCGAGCTTGCCCGCCATGTCGTTTAGGATGCGGTGTTCCTTCTTCGCGACGTTCGTGCCGAGGTCGGCGGAGTAGAGGGGGAGGAAGTCGAGGAGTTCGATGCGAAGACCGGGGAAGGTGGCGTCGAACTCGACCGCGGCTGCGTCGCGCTTCTCGTTGAAGGCGGCGTTCTTCGCGTCGGTCTTGCGAGTGCGCGCGGCTGCGGCGAGTTCCTGCTTCCGCGTCTTCTTCGCGATGGCGATGACGCCGACCTTCACGGTGTAGTTGGGCGGGTTGCCGTTGCACTCGTAGCAGGCGCCGTGAAACTGCGAGGGGTAGTAGCCCGCGCCGCCGCATCGTGAGCAGGTCACGCGGTCGATGTAGAAGAGGTCGTCGCCTTCGCCCGAGAGGTAGTCGAGGTTTGCGCCGGTCGAGACGAGGTAGGCTACCGCGTCCGCGTTGGTCTTGATGGTGATTCGTTTCGTCATGTCTTCATCCTTGCACGAGGGGGGAGGGGGTGGCAAGGGGGTCCGTCCACTTTTCTTCGCTGTTCATCATTATTGTACGGTCGCTTACAGTGTTCAAGCATCGCGCAGGTTCGCCGTTCCCCGAGTCCCCTGCCGTGCCTTCACCCTAGCACGGGGCGCCGACGACCGTCAAGCCCCCGTCGGTCGAATCTCGTGGAACATGTCGTCGAGGGCGTGGGCGAAGAGGCGAGCCCCCGAGCCGCCCTGCATGAGGAGGTCGAAGTCGAGCCGGAGTTCCGCGCGGACCTTCTCCCAGTCGTGACCGTAGCGCCGCATGTAGCCCTCGACAACCTTGCGCGCTTGCGCGGAGATGGGCGAGTCGTCGAGGGGTCTCATGTCTTCCCCGCTAGCTTCTCCGCGATGCGGGTGAGGTTCGCCTCGGCTGCGATGGCGCCGTGCCGCGGTCCAGTCTGCGCGCGCCACCATCGGAGAATCGCGCGCGCGAGGGCCTTCTCGGATTCGGTCGGGTCGGGGGGTGTCATATTCCTCTCCTCGTTTGCTTCCACCATGCGGCGACTTGGACCCCTGCGTCGAGCGCGTGGGGTAGAACCTTCTTCGCGTAGTCCTTCGTGATGTCCGCGACCTCGGGGTAGAGTGCGCGGAGTGCGTCGTGTGCGTCTTCCTCGGTGGGCTTCTTCAAGCCGGTCATGACCTTCCGCGCGGCGTAGGGGGAGAGCATCGTCACGCGACACTCGAAGCACGCCTCGACGACCGCGGCGATGGCGCCATGCGAGGCGCCGAGCTTGGTCGCGCTCGATGCGTTGCGGGGGTGACTCATCGCCTCGATGCAAAGCACGTCGGGGACGTTCCGTTCGAGGAGTCCCGCGGTGATGGTTCGGCATCGCGCGAAGAGGTCCGTCGCCGCCGAGAGGTCGGGGTCCTTCTTCGTGAAGAAGGAGCCGAGGTCGTGGAAGGAGATGAACGAGCCGGTCGCGTGGGCTTCCGCCCATCCGAACGTCGCGAAGCCGGGGTCGAGCCCGAGGACGCGGGTCACTGCGTCAACGCCTTGAAGAACTGCGGAGCCATCCGTCGGAGCCCGTTGCAAATCGCCCGAGCCTCGCGCCGCGCGGTCGTGCGCGACATGAGCGTCGGGTTTATGCCCGCGGTCAACTTCTCGACGCAGACGTTCACGGCGGGGGATTGCGCGCCCGCGCGCGAGGCTTGGAACACTGCGCCCGAGAGGAAGGCGAAGGTCGCGAAGACGAGGAGCCACATAAGTAGGTTGCTATTCTTCTTCATCGTCTTCTCCTTCGTGGTCCCAGTCGAACTCGATTTCGTAGAGTTCGCCGTCTATCTCGATGACGCCTTCGCCTTCGAGCATGATGTCGAGAATCTGCTCATCCGTGTCGTCGTAGTCCGGGCGAGCCGTCCCCGAGTGCGCGCCGCCGTGCCGACTCCATGCGTCGACGGCGGGTGCGCTGCGTTGCTTCTTGATTTTCATAGCCCTTGAAGCCTAGCAAGAATCCACGGTCGGAGCAAGGTCAAGTCGACGAAGCCCCCGTTTGAGTTGAAGCAATCGTCCGTCGTCCCGAAGGAGAGGGTCCCGCCTATCTCGTAGGGCTCCTCGCTGCGGGTGTAGAGTCCGCTCCCCGAGTCGCCGAAGCAGGTGCCCTCGGTGGTGAGGATGAGCCCCACGTCGCCCGTGCGCCATCCGTAGACGGTGCGCTCGTGGAGTTCGCCGTCCGAGCCTCGCCCGTAGCCCTGCACGAGTAGCGCGGAGCACTCGTCGAAGTTCTCGGCGATGGTGGCGAAGGGTCCGGGCATCGCGTCGAAGACGTGAACGATGCGGATGTCCCGCTGCGGGAACGAGTAGTCCTCGTGCGCCTGCGAGGTGGTGACGTTGAAGCGGAGTTGACCGCCGACGATGACCGCCTCGGGGCCTTCGCAGTGCGCGGCGGTGAGAACCGTGTGCGGGTCGAGCGCCGTGCCGGAGCAGTAGCGGTTGTTCGCGGTGGCGACGTAGACCGTCGCGCGCCGGTCGGTGCTCTTCGTGCCGTCGACGATATAGCTCTCGATGGCCGCGACCTCGTGGGCTTCGCAGATAGGGTCGACGTAGGCGCCGCCGCATCCGGTGAGCATCGCGAGGATGAAGCACACGACGGGGAAGCCGAAGATGAAGAACCACGCGAAGTAGATGTCGAACCAGTCCTTCATCGACTCGCCTCGACGCAGCCGTTCGCGTTACACGCGACGACGGTGAACTCGCCGGGGGGCGGGTCGTCGACATACGTCAACCGACGAACGCCGTCGCCGGTATCGTACCACGCGAGGACGTTGCCATAGTACGCCTCGACCTCGGTCGCGTTGTGGACGAGGACGATGCAGCCCGAGCCGCAGGTTATCTCGACGACGGGGAGGTCCGTGCGCGCGGGGTCCGTGCCCGCGTCGCCGCAGCCCGAGACCCACGTCACGAGGAGCGCGAAGAGAATCGCGAAGGCGAACGTGATGAAGCCGGTCAACTCGCCGCGCTTCATCTCCTCGAAAGTGTATGTACGTTTTGCCATGATGTCCTGCTTTCTATTTGACGTCGAACCATGTCGCGCCGGTCTTGGGTTCTGCTAACACGGGGACCTTCAAGCCGAGGTCCTTCGAGACTTCTTCCATGCACTTCTTGAGAAGTGCGCGGGTTTCGTCTCCCTTGCCGATGGGGTGCTGAGTGAGGATTTCGTCGTGAACCGTCGTCACGAGTGTAGTGCCCTCGGGGGCGCGCTCGCGGAAGCGATTCATCGCGAGGACGAGTAAGTCGCGCGAGCCGCCTTGCACGAGGTAGTTGACGACGAGCCTCTTCCCGCGGGAGAAGAGCGCCGCGTCGCGCTTGAA